CAATGAGGTAACTTATGTCTGAAGCCGAGAAGTCGCAGTCCAGCGAAATCGGCCTTGCTGATACCGCTCGCAGGTTTGCCGAACTGTCAGAAAGCCCACAGGCTCAAGCTGACACCGGAGGACAGCGAAAGGTAGATGCCGAAGTCGGAGAGACAGAGGCGGCGGCTGAGTATGCCGACGAGACGACATCAGAAGATGAATGGACCCCGGAAGATTCCGGTTCTGACGATGATGTTGAGGCAGATGAAGTCGCGGATGACGAAGGTAGAAAGAAGAAGCCGCTCGATCCAAACACGCTCGTAACCGTCAAGATTGACGGCGAGACGAAGCAGGTTTCGTTGAAAGAGGCTTTAGAAGGATACCAGAGGCAGTCCGATTATTCGCGTAATGTACAAGCAGTTCGACAGGAAAAGCAGCGGATAGAGCAAGAACGCGCTCAGATGCAGCAGGTGATCCAAGCCGCGATACCCATTCTGCAAGCGCAGATTGAGGTAGAACCGGACTGGGCGCAGGTTCATCGAGACGATCCGATTAACTATCCGATCTACCGTGACCAGTGGCGAGATAGGCAACAGCAACTCGCCTCATTGCAATACGAAGAACAACGCATTGCAGGACAGCGGCAGCAGCAAGAGGAAGCGGCTAAACAGCAGCTTCTCGTTCAAGGCCAAGAATATCTAAAGTCGGCCTTTAGCGAATGGAAGGAACCGGAGGCGTTTACAGCTTCTGTGAAGAAACTGCGGGATTATGGCCAGACGGCTGGGTTCAGTGCAGAGGAATTGCAGAATGTTTACGATCCTCGATATGTGGTGATGCTTGAGAAAGCACGCCGCTATGACGCCTTGAAAGCTGACCGCCCCAAGCCTGTTCGTCAGGAAGGGCCAAAGCCACTCAGAGGCGGCGGGAATTCCAGCAATCCTGTGAAGGGCAACGATATGTCGCGAGTTCAACAGCGTCTCAAAGCAACTGGCCACGTCAATGACGCGGCTGCTTATTTCAGTCTTCTTGACTCTCGGAGAAAATAAAATGGCATCGGTATCAAAAGTCACAACCTACGACGGTCCCAACTCTATCCGCACGGACCTGAGCAACATCATCTATGACATCTCGCCGACTGACACGCCGTTCATGTCGAACATTGGCCGTGACACCTGCGAAAACACTTATTTCGAGTGGCAGACGGACGTGCTGACTGGCGCTGACACAACCAATGCTGTGATCGAAGGCGCTGATGCTGGCAATGCCGATTTCACCGCGACTGTTCGTGTTGCCAATTACACGCAGATCAGCCGCAAAGTTGTCTCCGTGTCAAACACAGACAACAAGGTGAACAACGCCGGTATGACCTCGCAGATGTCGTATCAGAAGGCCAAGTCGGCCAAGGAACTGAAGCGCGACATGGAAGCCATCCTCCTGAGCAATCAGGCTGGTGCTGCCGGTTCAACCTCGGTTGCCCGTAAGACGGCTGGTCTTCCGACATGGCTCATCACGAACTCGCAGGCCAACGCGGCTGTGGTGTCCGCGATGTCTGGCTCTGGTGGTAACGGCTATCCCGGCACAGCTTGGACCAGCTTGTCCACGTCGACCGACGTTGCGTTCACAGAAACCATGCTCAAGACTGCTATCCAGCAGGTTTGGACGCAGGGTGGCGATCCGAAGGTGTTGATGGTCAACGCCTATAACAAGACGGTGGTTTCGGCGTTCTCTGGTCTTGCCCAGCAGCGCATGAACTACAACTCCGTTCAGCCGATGAAGATCATCGCGACGGCGGATATTTACCTCGGAGATTTCGGCGAAGTGTCGATTGTCCCGAATAGGTTCCAGCCGACGTTCTTCGCGTTCGTCCTCGACCCTGAATATGCGTCCGTTTCGTACCTGCGTCCGTTCCAGACCTTTGACCTCTCCGTCACTGGCGACAGCACAAAGGCTGAAATGGTCGTGGAATACGGCCTGCGCATCAAGTCTGAGAAGGCTCATGCCGTCGTGGCGAACCTGATCTCTGCTTAGTAAAACTGGAGCCGGGGATACCCGGCTCCTTTACCATCTGAGGAACCGATGGCTGATTACGACATCACGAAAAATACATCTGAGCTGATTTCTCACGACAGCCTGACTGGCACGTCGCAGAAGATGCACTTGACGACCGACAATAAGCTGATCCTTGAGACGATCTACAATGTTGACGACATTGCCGCTGCGGCCAAGGCTGAACGTGACCTAATCAGCAAAACTGACAAGGCGCCAGACGGCATGGTCAAGGTCGCATCTTTGCCAATGGCGCTCTATCTTGATCTGCGGAAACGCGGTATTCTCGGTGATCGGGGCGCAATCACAAAGTGGCTTGCGACTGAAGAAGCCGCTCCATTTCGGACGCATTGGATGAAAAGCTGATGGCGACGATCACGAATTACGCGACACTCCAGTCTACCATTGCAGACTATCTGAACCGTGCTGATCTGACATCTCAGATACAGACGTTCATCCAGTTTGCCGAGGCTGACCTGAATACGCGGCTTCGTGATCGACAGATGATCGTCAGGGCAGAAGCCACATCCAATCAAGAATATGTGCAGCTTCCGTCAGACTGGCTGGAGGCTCTGAACTTACAGCTTGTCGGCGGCAAGAGCCCGTTGCGGTACATCACCCTTGATGAGAGCGACATCGTAAACTCAACACAAGCCCTGACATCACCTACCTTCTATTCCCTGATGAATGGCGCCATTGAGCTTGTCCCGCCACCGGCTTCTAATGTTGACATTGAGATGGTCTATTACGGCACGATACCGTCGTTATCGACTGCCGCCCCGTCAAACTGGCTGCTGGTCAAGGCTCCCGACGTATACCTCTACGGCGCTCTGACCCATGCCGCACCGTTCCTGATGGATGATGCGCGGATGCAGACCTTTGGACAGATTTACCTAGCTCGCGTACAATCGCTGCAAGATGAGTCCCAGAAATCCCTACACAGCGGGTCGCCGCTGATAGCACGCACCCGGAGGGTTTACTAATGGCTGGCCTGACAAACTTTGGCGAAGACCTTGTACTTGATTTCTTGTTCACGGCCAGCGCGGCAACCCGCCCGACTGCGTGGTATGTCTCCCTGTACACGGTAGCCCCGACTGAAAGCACCGGCGGCACCGAAGTCACAGGTGGCTCGTATGCCCGCGTATCCACCAGCTTTACGGTTTCCGGCACTGCCCCTACTCAAGCCAGCAACACGGCTGCGGTTGAGTTTGCCGAATGCACGGCTACATGGGGTACGGTTGTTGCCGCAGGTATCATGGACGCATCCACTAGCGGCAACCTGATTGCCTTTGCAAACCTGACGACCAGCAAAACGATTGATACGGGCGACGTGTTGCGGTTCAACGCGGGTGCACTCGACATCACGCTTGACTAATGGCCTACATCGGGCGCGCTTATGGCGACTATGATTTTGGCGCTGGTGCTTATGGCACCTCCGTCATCATTGAGGTTGACCCTGCGCCCGGTCGAAACTATGGCGGGGATGACTATGGCGTTTACAGCTATGGCGAAAGTCTAGCACTCAATGTTATAGCTGTAACGTCAGATGGCGTTGCAACACCCACCAGACTTATCAGCGCACAAGCTGAAGCAATGTCTACCACCAGCGGCGGCGCTGTTGCCACTGACACTGACCTTGTGTCATGCGTCATCGCAATCACCTCCGACATGGTGGCTGGCGGGCAAAGGGTTAAGACTGCGGCAGCGGTTGCGGTCTGCACGTCCAATATGCTGGCCAATGCGACCATCGACGCAGAGGCAGTGGCAGTCGGGGCCAGCACGTCAGACGGGACAGCATCTGCGTACATTTCGATCATTGTCGCGGGTGTTGGCGCATCCCAGAGCGACGCATTTTTCACTGCTACACGCTACCAATTTGCCAGCGCAATCTCGGCCATAACGTCTGACGCAACTGCCGCTGGAAATGCAACTTATTCTGCTGTAGAGTTGATCGAGATAAACAGCGACATGATCGCAGTCTCGAAGGCAACCTATTCAGCCTCCATGATTGCGGCCCTGTCGTCGAACATGACGGCAAACGGGCGGTATCTATGGGAGAAGGAAACTGTGGCGGCTGAGAGCTGGACTAGCCAAGTGGTTCCTTCCGAGACTTGGACAGTGCAAACAACATCGGCCCAGGCATGGGTTAATCAGTAGGAGCAGCCGTCATGGCCGATTCGTATACAACCAACCTTAACCTAACAAAGCCTGAAGTTGGCGCTTCCCGTGACACATGGGGTGGCAAGCTCAACACTGACCTTGATACCGTTGATGCCCTGTTCAACGCGGCTGGCACCGGGACATCGGTTGGCCTGAATGTTGGTGCTGGCAAAACGGCAGTTGTCGCGGGAACCCTGACGCTCAACGGCACTATTAACGGGTCTGCGGCTGTTGGTGTTGCCAATGGCGGCACTGGCGCGACAACGCTGACTGCTAACAATGTGCTTCTGGGCAATGGAACCAGCGCCCCGTTGTTTGTTGCTCCCGGCACCAACGGCAACGTGCTGACCAGCAATGGTACAACGTGGGCATCGACCACACCTGCGTCTGGTTTCAGCGCGGCTGCTGACAACACATTCACCGGCATCCAGACGTTTACCGGCAGCTCATCCAAGATTGCAATGGTCCTAACGGATGTTGCAGAGCCTGCAACTGTGTCTGCCACTGCGGCCACTGGCACAATCAACTACGATGTCACGACGCAGAGCGTCCTGTATTACACGACAAACGCATCAGCCAACTGGACGGTTAACTTCCGTGGATCGTCTGGCACGTCGCTGAATACGTTGATGACAACCGGGCAGATGATGACGGTTGCGTTCCTTGTGACACAAGGCGCGACGGCATATTACAACAGCGCAGTGCAGGTTGACGGTGCATCCGTTACGCCAAAGTACCAAGGCGGCACGGCTCCCGCTGCTGGCAATGCGTCCTCGATTGACGTGTACACCTACACTATCGTCAAGACGGGTTCTGCTGCGTTCACAGTGTTTGCATCTCAGACCAAGTTCGCCTGATAGGGGTTATCTATGCCAACAATTATCACGCGAGGCTCTGGTTCTGCGCAGGGTTTTGGCTATGCCTCCAGTTCCGCAGCCGTCAACTATGTTGAAGACGTGTTCTCGACGTACCTGTACACGGGCGACGGCTCCACGCAGACGATCACCAATGGGATTGATCTGTCCACGAAGAGTGGGTTGACGTGGATCAAAGGTCGAACGCAAGCGTTTAATCATACCTTGGTTGACACAGTTCGAGGCGCAACGAATTTACTGGTTTCTAACACAACCGCTGCTCAAGCTACTCAAGCAAATTCATTAACCGCGTTTACTAGCACCGGGTTCTCTATTGGTGCGGGTTCTATTGTTAACTACTCAGGTGACAACTTTGCCTCATGGACCTTCCGCGAGCAGCCGAAGTTTTTTGATATTGTGACGTATACTGGCACGGGCAGTGAAATAAGCATGAGCCATTCACTAGGTTCAATCCCCGGAATGGTCATAGTTAAGCGAACAGACACTACGGGTAACTGGTTTGTTCGTCATAGAGGTGTGGGCGGCGACCCAATGACGATTTACACAACAGGCGACAGATTACTCTTAAACAGTACGGGTGCGGCAGCAAGTGATTCGCTTATCAAAGCCGACGCTACAACGCTTACGATTAATAACTCTAATTTAATCGTATCTGCTGGAACCTACGTCGCTTACCTATTCGCCCACGACGCAGGAGGCTTCGGCCTGACCGGCACGGATAATGTGATTTCGTGTGGGAGCTTTACGACTGATGGTAGCGGCGCCGGTAGTGTTACGTTGGGATATGAACCGCAGTGGGTGATGCACAAGAGAAGCGACAGCACAAGTTCTTGGCAAATTATAGACAACATGCGTGGTATGCCAGTTACGGCAAACAGTTCTACTACTACAGGGGGAAGGCTGTATCCAAACCTTTCCAATGCGGATGATGGATTTCCGTCTGTTATTGCAAACGCTACTGGTTTCACTACAGTACCGGGGACAATTAACAATAGTGCTACCTACATCTACATCGCCATCCGCCGTGGCCCGATGGAGGTGCCGACTGTGGGGACGCAGGTGTTTAGCCCGATATATTCAGCCGCCGTCGCCAATACAGTTTTAACCACCAGCTTTCCGGTTGACTTGCAAATACCGGCATACACAGGCGCAACGATTGGCAGGTTTGTCGTCGATAGGTTGCGCGGCGTAGTTACAACTGCGGTTGATGCGGCAACATCTCCTTGGATGAAAACAAATTCAACTGATGCAGAGACCACAGGGTTTAATATAACTAGGGCTTGGGACAATACGGGCTATCAAATCCCGCAGTATCTTGGTGGAGCAACAACTGTTTACTTCAACTTTGGCCGCGCCCCCGGCTTCTTTGATGAGGTTGTTTTTACGGCACCTTCAAACGTAAATCTTCGTGTTACCCATAATTTAACGGTAGTACCAGAACTTATTTTTGCCAAAGACCGAAATGGAGCAACGCATTGGGTTGTGTATTCCGGGAGCAAAGATAATTATTTGAGACTTAATAGCACTCTCGCAAGAACCACTCAATCTGACTTTTGGGGTACTTCTGCTCCTACGGCTACTGATTTTGGTATAGCTACAGGAGAATTAGTTGCGGTCTATGGAGACTCCGCAGTCGCCTACCTCTTTGCCACATGCCCCGGCGTATCCAAAGTTGGCTCCTACACCGGCACCGGAACAACGCTCCAGATCAACTGCGGCTTTACAGCCGGGTCAAGGTTCGTGCTTATCAAGCGCACCGACAGCACAGGCGACTGGTACGTCTGGGACAGCGCACGCGGCATAGTTGCGGGTAATGATCCATATCTATTGCTCAACAGCACGGCTGCGGAAGTCACCGGCACTGACTACGTTGACACCTATTCCGCAGGCTTTGAGATTAGCTCCACGGCTCCCGCTGCAATCAATGCTAACGGCGGCGCATACATCTTCTTGGCAATCGCGTAAGGAACACGATCATGCAAGTACGGATCAGGACAACTGGCGCGGTAATGTTTGAATCGGAGCTTCGCGCATGGCTCCAGCAAACTAGCGGCCCGTCATACGACACATTGACGCCGGAGGTCATGGAGGCCATTGGCGTTGATCCCGTGTTCGAAGGCCCGCAGGCAACAGGTGGCACAGTCTACCAGTTCAGCCAGCGTGATGGCGTCGAGCAGATCAGCGGCAAGTGGTACACCAAGTACATCCTTGGCCCGGTGTTTACGGACACGACGGTTGATGGCGTCACCACAAGCGCCGCCGAGGCAGAAGCCGAATACAAGACAAGGAAAGATGCCGAGCAGGCAGCAAACGTCAGAACGTCACGCAATGACCTACTGGGCAAATGCGACTGGACGCAGATCGCTGACAGCACAGCAGACAAGCCCGTCTGGGCTACCTACCGTCAGGCTCTGCGCGATGTTACAGTGCAAGAAGGGTTCCCTTGGAACGTGACTTGGCCGGAGGCACCGTGAAATGGAGGGACCAGATGAGACAATCAAATACATCACGGACGCTGCATCCATCCTCACTGTCATAGGAACATTGACCAACGTGCTTCCACATGCAGCAGCCTTGTTCACGATCATCTGGACCAGTATTCGGATCTACGAGACTGACACTGTGCAGCGTTGGCTGGGCAAGAAGCAGGGGTAAGGTAATGACATGGACCCTGCCACGATTGCACTTATATTCGGTGCTGCAAAGACCGCGTATAATGCAGTCCAGCAGGGCATCAAGATCGGCAAAGACATCAACTCCATGTGTGGGGATGTCGCCAAGCTATACGGGTCTGTCGCCAAACTAACGCAGGCCAGCAAGTCACCTCCGAAGCCCAAGCTGTTCAGCAAAGTCACAGCCGAGGAAATAGCCCTAGATATAGTAGTCAAGCGGCGTGAGGCGGCAGAGTGGGCAGAGAAGGTCAAGAACGACTTTGTTGCAATTTACGGCGTCCGAGGCTGGGAGGAAGTTCTTAAAGAGGTCATCAGGGTGCGAAAGCAGCAGAGGCAACTGGAAGAACAGAAAGCCCGCGAAGCCAAGCAAATGCAAGATGACCTGATCCAGCTTGGATTTGTTGTGTTGGCAGCGTTAGCGATCATGGTGGGGTTGTTCATTCTCGCCGTTGTTATGAGCTAGGAGCCGCAAAATGAAGATGTCAGCAGCCGGTCTTGCCACTGTAAAAGAGTTTGAGGGTCTTAGACTAAAGGCGTATAAATGCCCGGCAGCAGTCTGGACGATTGGCTACGGCCACACCTCTGCG